TCACTCCTGCCAGAAGATGCTGTAGGTCTGCTCGACGACGTAGGTCGGGACGTCTCTTCCGTCCATGTAGATCGGCGAGCCGTCCTTCTCGTCGCTCAATCGGACGTCGTCGATTGTGCAGCCATTTTCGACGCCGTTGAAGTTCACGAGGGCCGCGCGGATCAGGTCGGCGGCCGCCTTCGCGTCGAGGTAGCTGTCGGCAAAGACCGAGACTAGGAACTCCCCGACCGGCGACGAGCTGCCGTCCAGCCCGCGGAGCCGCTCAGTACCTTCCCGGGAATACGAGACGTAGGGCGGCGCCCCGCGCAACCATGCTTCCGGGCCTGCCATACGTCAGCCTCCGTAGCCTTTGTTTTTGCCGCCGGCCACTTCGGCGCCGGCCTTCTCGAAGGCGGACGCCAGCTCGCCGGCCAGGAGGGACGCGACCTTCCCGCGGATCTGCTCGAAGGTTCGCTGCATCATCGCGATCCCCTTCATCCGGGTCGTGCCGAACTCGTGCCAGATCGCCTTCCGCGATGCCATGCCGTACTTGTATCCGAGCCCAGCGACGGCGGCGCCGCTCTTGTTGTTTCCGATCCACTTCGCCTTTGTCGTGACGGCCCGCCGCAGCTCGCCAGTAGACCGGGCCTTCTCGCCTTTTTTGCGGCGCCCCCGCCTGGTGCCGGCCGGCGGCGTGTTCTGCCGGAGGATCGCTACGCCCTTGCTCTTGACGATCGACCGCCGCATGGCGGCGAGCATGTGCTTTTTCGCGATGTGCTTCGGCAGGGTCTCGTAACTCTTCGCCAGGTCGGCGAGCTCCCGTTGCATTTTGGCTTCGTTGAGCGTGATCACGTGGCTTGCTCCTCGCACGTCAGCTCGTGCTCCTCGCGGTTGCCGCGCTCGACCGCCGACGAGATGTACAAGATCTTCGCGTCACGGCTGTCCCAGCGGAGCCGCATCTGCCCGGTGATCCCGGGCACGTAGCGGACGCGGACGGTGTACGAGACGTTGCCGCCGATCTGCCCGCGGCGCTCCATCTCGGTGTAGGAGATCGCCTCGATCATCGCCCGCCTGGTCGTTAGGTCGCTCCAAGTCTGGCTGGACTCGCCGAGCGAATTCCTGACCTCGGTCGGATATTGGACCGTGACGCTTTCGCGGAGGAGGCCGGCGGCGATCGGCATTCAGTACACTCCCGTAACGGACTCGCTGGCGAGGAGCGTCTCGAACGCGAAGGGCAGCTCGGCCGGCTGGCTGCCGTCGGTTACGACGAGCTCGCGGTTCGAGTACAGGTGCCCGACATAGAGCAGGATCGCGGAGCGGAGCTGCGGGGCGAGCGGCTGGCCGCCGGCCCAGAACGTCACGACCAGCGGCAGGGCCTGCGGCGTCGAAAGAGTCACGGTCGCCGGCCGGCTGTCGGAGTCGACCTCGTAAGCCGCCGACGAGACGGCGACACCGTCGGCCGTGATCGAGAGGGTATGGTCCACGTCGAGCAGCAGGGGCGGGGAGGGCAGCTCGAGGACGTTGCCTTCGCCGCTGTAGGTCGCCCGTAGCTGCCGGGTCACCAGGGACACCCCGAGCCGCTTCTCGACCAGGGCGCGCCCCGTAGAGATCACAGACGCGATTAGGCGGTCGTCGTCGGTCTGGTCGGCCGACAGCCGCAGGTGAAGCCGCGCCTCGGAGAGCGTCACCGGCTCGACCGTCGGATGCGTCACGACGACCACTGAGCGGGGAAGCATGGCGGGCTCCTATCGGACTTCGGCAGCTTGCGGGCCGGGCGCGACCGCCCGCTCCGAGACCTGCGGCAGGACCGTTTGCCGGTCCGGAACCGCGACTCCCGACTCCCCGAGGACCTTCGCGAGCTCCGGCGTAGCCGTGATGACCTGGCCGGCCTTGTAGCCCCGATACGCCTTTAGGAGTCGGATGTTTTCCATGTGGGCAGGCAGAAGCCCGGGGCGGCGTCCTTGCCGCCCCGGGCCTTGAGCCTTCTTCACGATTAGCTGCCGATGGCCTTGCCGAGCTTCGCGACGAACTCGGGGGCGTGATTGGCCACGCCGAACCGGGTGTTCGCCACGTACAGGACCTGACGATTCCTCATCAGGATCTCGCGGCCCGCCTCGATCTCCAGGCCCGACGCCTTCAGACCGACGGCGGTCGCCATCGCGAAGTCGCCGTAGAGGGCCAGGGTGTCCTCCGGCAGACCCTTGACGAGGTAGACCGGAGCGCCGAAAACCGTCGGCACCACCCGGCCACCGCCGACCGTCATCGTCGTCTGCTGGGCGCTCCAGATCTTGAGCAGATCGACCCAGCCGGCCTTCGAGCAGACCCACGAGCCGGTGCCCATCACCGACTCGTCGACCTTGCCGACGAGGTCGGCGAGGTTCGCGTAGGTCACGCTTTCGTCCTCGTCGACCGTCACGGTGTTCTCCTCGTCGATCTCGTCGGCGAGTCCCGGGATGCTGGGGCTCGAAGCGTTGCCCGAGAGCCAGACCGAGTCGAACTTCTTCGCGTAGGCCAGAGCGAACCGCTCGGCCACCAGGCCGGCGACGTCGATCGGGCTGTCCTCGATCAGGCTCCGCGAGACAGCGACGCTTGCCCGCAGCTCGTAGAGCGTCAGGTCGGCGGAACTCGTCGCGATGTTCTGGTCGGACGTGGCGACACCTTCCGCCACGAAGGAAGCCGCAGCGTCGCCGACCTTCGGGAAGCTGATCTTCTGGCCGGACGGACGGACGACCGTCGCGAGCTGCAGCGCCGCCGAGCTGTACTGAAGGCGGTTCACGATCGCGTTATAGAGCTCGGTCACGACGAACTCGGCGCCGAGAAGGTCGTACGTCGGGCTCGTCTCGCCCATCGCCCGGATTTCCCCGGTGAAGAGCTGGCGGAGGTAGCCGCCGACGGCCGCCGCGGCCTTCGCCGAGGAGAACGCCTTGACGCCCGAGCGGATCTCGGTCGACAGGTCCTTCTTCTCCTGCTCCGGAGCGACCACGCCCCGGGCGTCGGAGTCCGAGTGGATCACGGTCCGCAGCGCCGCGAGCTTCGCGTCGAGGTCCTTCTCCCGCTTGTCCTCGGCCTCGATCTCGGCCGACCGGGCGGCGAGCTCGTTGATCCGGGCCTGGGCGGTGGCGACCTCTTCGGCGTTCTCGCTGGTGAAGGAACGGAGCGTGTCGAGCTCCGAGATGATCTTCGCGGACTCGTCCTGGAGCTGGCGGCGCTTCATGTTCTGTCGTCCTGATTTGCGGGTGTGGTTTCCGTACCGCCCAAATCATCAGACCGAACTAGCAACCGTTGAAGTCTTGCCGGACTACGGTAGGAATTTCAGGACGTGGATGTTCAACTCCCGTCGTCGAGCACTCCGGTGAGGCTGAAGACGAGGACCGGGTCCGGGTGCGCGGCGTCGAACGCCGTGTCGGTTCCCGCTGCCGTGGCGGCCGCGCTGAGCGTGACGCTCGACGCGGTCTTCGAAATGATCTTCGAGCCAGCCGGGACGCCCGTGCCGACGACGATCATCCCGACCTCGAGGTCCGTCGTACTGGAGATCCCGGCGATCACGCGCGAGTCGAGGACCGTGTCCCCGACGAACTCCTCGGCCTCGACCGCGTTGACGAGCTTGATCGTCTGGCCGCCGCCGCTACCACCAGCAACGTCCCAGCCGACGCTGTCCATAGCCAGCAGCGTCCCGCCCGGTTTCAGCGTGACCGGCACGGCGTAGAGCGAATCCCAGGGATCATTTCCCGCGTCGGCCGCGAAGACCTCGACCGCGGTCGTCGTCGACGTATTGTGGACGTAGAAGGTCCGGATCGTATCGAAGTAAAGAGTGTCGGCGAGGTTGAACGCACTGACGGGCAGGCTCGTCAGGTCGAGCGTCTGCGTGCTGTCGTTGAGAACCGTCACCTCCTGGTGCCACATGGCATTGGCCTGGCCTGCTGCGCTGCCGTTGGTCAGCGAGAAATAAGAATTAATCGCCGGCGCCTGGGAGAACTGCTCGTTCTCTTGCTTGGGGGACAGCGTGATCTTCGACGTGAACGTGAGGGGCGTGCTCATTTCTTATTCCTCTTGCAAGGGCAGGAACTGGGGCAGGGGCAGGGTGTACGGTGGCCGTCGCCGTGCGTGATCGTTCCGGTGCCGCCGCAGTCGGAGCAGCACTTCTCGGGCTTGGGCGCCGGGGCCGGCTCGGGCGGCGACTCGACCGCCAGGGACGCCCGGGCCGCGGAGACCGCAGCGGCGGCGCGTGGCGACTCACGGTCGATGGCGGCCGGGTCGGCCGACAGCCAGACGAGCAGGGAGACGAGCCATTCAATAAACGTCATCGTTCACCACCCTCTCGCGTGATCGACGATCTGGTAGCCGTCGGCCCCGATCTCGGGGGCCTGGTACAGCCGGTGGTCGGGCTGCTCCGCCGGCGGTTGCTCGGCCACGAGCGCGACCCACAAGAGGCTCTTCGCCGCGCGGGCGATCCAGCGGAGGACGGGCCGGTCCGTCGCCGGCGTCGGCTGGGAGCTCGAGCAGCTCGACGCGTAGAAGCCGATGGCAAACGCGAGCACGATCACAAACGCGCAGTTCCGGTCGATCTTCATGGGAGCCTCGAATCTTGCGGGGCAGGTGACAGCCAGTTTCCGTTGTGTAGGTCGCGCCAGCCGAACCCGTCGACGCTGCCGACGGCGAAGGAGTCCTCGGCCGCGAGCATCCGCTCGACGACTTCGCGTCGGACCCAGAAGGAACCGTCTGGCATGTCGGACGGCCACTTCGGCCCGCTGATCCAATTCGGCCCCCAGCTATTCAGGCAGAGCAGGGCGTCCGCCGGCGAGCCGTTCGCCTTGTAGCGGACCGCTACAAAACACATCTCGTGAGCCCATTGGCCGGAGGCGGCGGCGTATCCCTGCTGATCCCTGCTCGACGCGAATCCCTGCATCGAGGCGACCGGGATCGCGAAGCCCGCCTCGATGGCGGAGGCCGCCTCCGACCAGGTCTTTACGAGGGCGACGTGTTTCGCCGGGTGCTTCTTCGCCAGCGTGTCGAGCTTGCCGCCGTCGCCCTGGCCGCCGTTGCCATAGGCTCCCCA